CCCAAATTTGACGCAAGGCCGCTGCTAACCTAGTAGCTAGCACCACTACTGTATTCCTCCAGCTGAGCATCCGGAACTTTCCGGATGGATTGTCTCGTAATCGATACGAACCACGTTTATTCAGCATGGCCGCTGTTGCACTTAACCCTGTGCGGGTTGGTTCCTCTATCCTACCAAAGCGTGCAGTTTATAAAGATGCTGCTTCCTCGGTCACCACACCGGCTCAGATGAGCTACCACTAGTCGCGCTGGTTGTGAAGCCAGATTTATGACATCGCTGATTGAAGGTAATCGCCCCTCGTATGAGTTAGTTGGTAAACACCCAACGTGTAGTTTTCAAACTCTTCGGAGTTCTGCTACTGTCTTATCTACAGCATGTAGTTTAAGGTCTTCGGATTCCCAGTGATTTTCACCACTCGTAGTTTAACGCCTTCGGGCAATCAACAATTATGCAAGGCCTGACGATGCGGTAGTGACTATAATGTCAATATCCGAATTAGTCGGGAATACACCTGCATTAAAGGTAACAACTGTTGATACATTATTGGGAGTAAGTCTGATGTTTGTTTGATACATCACATTTGGAGTTGAGATGCCACTAGGAGCCTGTCCAAAAGCTTGGGTTGCTCCATCATAAATTCCAGGAACATCAGCACCGTTGGTAATACTTCCAATGACAAAACCGCTGAAAACAGCAGCAGTTCCAACATGAAGTATTGTAAGTGTGTAAGTTCCCGTTAGGGCATTGGGAAACGTGATAGTATTTGAGGTGACAATTAAGTCAAGCTCATTTACTGGAACATGAACCGAAATGGTGCCCAAGGCAGCTGTTCCAAGAGTATTAGACCGGGCAAAGTGAGAGATATTCCCACCACCAATAGTGCCTGGCAAGATTGGCTTCATCAACTCGACACAATAACTAACCCAAAGCTCCCCTAACACAATAGATGGATCGTTGTTTTGGGTGGCGAATTGGAAGTTACCGTGATCATAAAGACGAAGATCTTGACCAGCTGGGGGGAGACTATCTCTAACGAACTTTGCGCCTAATACATTTAGTGCTGGATCGCACTCAATGCCATGGATACAAGAAAGTGTGGGTTTAGTTGATACCGCAAATTCTGCATTTTCCATTTGTTGCTTGCTTAGGTACAATGGGGCGTCAGCGTTGTAATTAGTTGACATAATCACAACACCTGGGACACCCGCATTAGCGAAATCCGTAGTAAGCGGTCTAAATTCAAAAATTAGCCCATGCCATCTATATTCCTGGTAGCAACCTGCCACGGTTGAAAGCCATGGAAAGGTCTTGGACATACCAGGATTAAGAGGGTAGGCATTGTTAGTGAATGATGCTGTTCCAGAAATATCGCCTAAGTACTCTCGGTGAGTAACAATGTTGGCTTGACCGTCAGATGAAAATTTTGGAATCTGGTTGCTATTGGTGAGGACATTGTAACGTGGTTGTTGACCAACCATCGTATATTCCCCTGATCCAAAAATGCTCCCGATGCCCGAACCTAACCATCGTCCGACACTGTTGCCGATGTTAGCTCTACCGAATAAATTGCCAGCCGCCTTGCCAACGATGCCACCAACATCCCCAAAAGGAGTTGACTTCTTCATTGACTTGGTTAACTGTTTGACTTGCTTTTGTTGCTTGGTGTTACGTTTTCTCATAATATTGGATACCACATGAGTAGTGCGACTGTACATCCATAAGAACTAAGCGTCCGTCCGTGCAGTCTGTTGGCATTTTGTTTAGCACTAAAGTAATAGTTTTGGCGGTTGACTTATGGACCCAATTCCCCGTAGACAGACGGAGCACTGTAGTTTAACATCTTCGGATGGAGGGATCACCCCTCACGTAGTTTAAGGCCTTCGGGCCAGCCCACTACAATGGTAGATGCTCAAAACGATCCCGTATAGAACCGCTCGTGAACAAAATACCAATGTAATAATCCTCTAGAGCGACTTGCTCCGAGGGGGTAATACCAAATGCCAACCAGAAAGAATATCTGGTCTCGGGAGAGATTTTGGTATATTTATAGTTCATTCCAGCACTAAGCCTCTGGAATCCACCCTCAAGGGTTGGATCTGAGAGTGCTTTTGCACCTCCGGAATTTCGCTTAAGACAAGTGTAGAACTCCTGCATGACAGGTATGCCGCTGGAGAGTGATTGTCCACCCTCACCAACAGCTGCCAGCCACCTTAATGCCAATCTCTTGTTATCGAGGGGCTTGATTGCAACCAAATCTTTGCTGATGCAGACTCTGGGGTCTCTCACCATAAGATATTGGCCGTCAGCACCCAGAATGGGATAACTTTGACAGAACTCCACTTTTTCAAGGACGTAAACAGGTTTCTCGGTCACCACTTTGAAACCTGCTGTAGAAAACCACCAGTCTATGTTTCTAGATAAGAGTTCTTCATGCTCCTTCTCTACAAACAAGACACAATCGTCTCCGTCGTTGATCAATCTTGCCTTAACGCCCAAGTACGCGAACAGTCCGTACACGATAGCACACATTATCGTAACATTGCCCAATGACGTGTTACTGTCACCAGACATGCGATTATGCATGGTCCTGTACTTAATGAATCCTTCAGCACACTTGGCACCACACTTGTTGTTCCTTTGCAGTCGCATCAAGCGTCGAAAGTACTTGTCTCTAGGATAGTACTTACCATAAATCGAGTGCTCCCATTTTAGTGCCTCATTAGAAACACGTTGATCAAATCGTTCCGCATCTAGCCCAATAGCCACTGGTGAGTTAAACTCATCCCAGGTTGCTTTGATGGCCCTTCCACGGTCGGAAGCATTCATACCCTTGAACACCGTCTTCGAGTGAAAGATGGTGTCAATAGCTTTATAAATTTTCTTCTCAATAGGCTTAATATACCTACCTGTCTCCACAATATACCTTGGATCACGTGGCTGTATGATCCTTGGTACAGGGTCAATTTTCTTTGTAAAGTTATACTTTTCGCATTTAACGAATGCCTTGACATTTGCCAATTTATCGTTAAACCCGAGTGTTTCATTTTCCTTGATCGCATTCAAGTAGATGGTTCTCCTTCGAGCCTGGTATGACATTGCGAATTGCTCTGCCTGCATCGGGTTGGTAAAAGAAACATGTTTCTTGATGGCGACTTCAAAATCTGCTACACACATTGAGAATTGTGCCCTGGTTGGCCGAGTTGGTTCAGTGTATTCTCCATCCTTCTTAATGAAGAACACACGTTCCTTTATCGCCCGCTCTATTGTGGATAGAGAGTTGTTGTAAACAGCGTAATTTACCTCACTTGACAGTTTGGTGAAGCAAAAGGTTTTGCGTTGCTTACATTGTTTGTGTCCCTGCTTTACTACCTCTAGGTTGGGATGGTCGGGTGCTTGCGAAGGCAAGCAGTCAATCCCAGGTAGGGCCGCAAGGCCACATCAGTTGGTCCCTTCCGGTTCGACCCGTCTCCGGGAACCGAACCAGTTAAATAGCCATGGGGAGCTTCTGGATATATAAACCCTTGAAGCTTCCTCACGCCTATCTATAAAGGCATGGGACTGCCTAAACTTCATCGCCTCTACTTCGAACCTATTAGGTACGAAGACACACTCAACTGCCAAAGGTAGTTGAGCGGCGATATGTGTTGGTCTCATACCGATTTCAATCATGTAGTTTTTGATGAACCGATGAGCTACTAACCTATTGGCCTTGGATTCCTCACCAACGCCCGGTAGTTCCATTTTGCAAGCAGCAACCGCTGCTGCTATGGTTCCATACCTAGCCCTAGTGACCTTATCCTCCATTGTTGTTGGTAACCACGGTTCTTCCCCAATCTCGTCGGCTATATGCTCCCTACAATCGAAATCCAAATCAAATAATAGTTGGCTAGCCTCCGGTTGGATTTCTTCCTCTATGACGTCACCCAGTATGAACCTGCGGATTTTGGACCAAGTACCACTCGGGACGATGAACTCCTTCACCGCCTTGATACTTACCCTTGCACCTCGCCACAATTCGTCGTAATCTTGCAGTTGGTTATTATCGTTTAGCGCCAATATCTCTCTTCTTGGTGCTCGATTAAATCTCAGGTGATTCTGCATGTTACCGTGAACTTAAT